GGTTTTCACGGTGCTTTTAAGGGCTTCCACTTCGGAAGTTTCCTGAACCGTGATAGTCTCCAGTGTTTTGACTATCCCCTCAAGAATGGCCTCCTTTTCCTGAAAATACGCCGTTGCGGTTTCGGTATTGGTGAACCCGGTCAACTCGATTTTCTTCATGTCCGCTATCTTTGTTTTGATAGCTTTCAACAATTCGTCCATAGATTAGTCTCCTTGAAAGTTATTTATTAGACCGCCCCAAAAAGAAGGGCAGTTTAATTGCTGTGGATTTTCCGTTTTGGCGGCCTCGTGAGATTTAGCCAAAGCGAAAGGATTAGCCGGAACGTTGCAAATTGAAAATTCTAAAAGTTCCTGTTTGCGGAAAATTAAAGAAGTTCCGTCCTTGCTGTCCTCTTTAGACGGTATTTCAATCTCCAAAGCACGGAACCCGACCGAACCCGCCCGGATAACTCCCGCCTTTACCCTCTGTCCGATTGACCAGCCAAAAGCGTCGTAGGATTTATCGTTGAAGAATACAAGGCCATGCAAACCCTCATCATCAATGGTAAGCCCTTCAATCTTGCCTATAGCCGGAATGTCGAACCTGTGCGCCCACTCGACAATGGGATTAGCCATATACCGCTTAAAATCCCATCCTTGCGGGTCTATCCTTTCACAAAATCTGTCCAAATCAAAAGTTGAAAGCGTCCACGGGAACCCCTTTTCAACTTCCTCATCAGCCGTTAGACGAAATGGAACGGACGCTATCAATTCCACATCAGCGGAAATCTTTTGAACCCCCGCCGTTTCAGTTTTTACGCCGAGAAAATCCAGTAATACCGAAACGCTACTTGTTTGAAATTCGCCGCTTCTATTCCTGATAAGCATAAAACCTCCCATTTTTTTGCGGCATGGTATACTCAACCGAGCCGCAAAGCGGCGAAGGTTCCCCTCTTGATGCCGCTGTTTCCAATGCTATGGAGTTTTTGCAAAGCAAAAACTCCAAGCTAAAAAATCTACATGAATGTAGATTTTTTAGCACCCCGCTCTTGTTTCTTAAAATCATTCCCTCGCTCTCCCCTTAATATAATTTTCCGGTAATGGATTTACCGTATAGCCTTTTGGGTAAAAATAAAGTTCCTCAAGCCGGACAATTTCAAGCGTTAAGGCCGCCCGGACAAGTTCAATAGGGCTGCGGACATTCAATGTGGTGAAAATATCAGTTTTTTGATTGACTATTGTATTCCTTGAAACAGCCAGCACATCGGCAATTTCACTTTCCTTAAACCCGCAACAGATAAGCCTGACAACTTGTTTTAGGCGTTCTGTAATTTTTCCCGCTGGGTCAATGTCATCACGCCGGATATTTATTCGTTCCGTTACTTCCGGTGAAACATAATCCCTGCCTTTGGCAATTTCATTTAAGCCTTTATGAAATTGGTCTATGCCTTCAAAAGAATTTACATAGGATTTTATGCCATTCAGGATAAAATACATCGCTATATCGGCTGGGTAATCGCCAATACAAACAGCGGCCATTTTTATTTTGGGGAACGTTCTATGTAATTCCCCCATCAGGAAGGGCGTACAGCATTGGAAAAATTTTGCGCTCATTAAAATAAGTTCCGGTTTTATTTCACGGATAAGCGAATATAAAGCGTCTTTTTCTAGTGCCGTAACCGTTGCATTGTGAAAGCCCAAAGCCTCCAGCCGCTTCCTGTAGTGGGCATGGTTGTTTACCGCCCGACTAATCAATAAGGTTCCACCTTTCATTTTTCCCCCTCCCCATTGCAATCGTTAGTTGCAATTAAGTTTTTTGGCCTGTGCCATACGTCCCCCCACGGTTTTGGTTCTTTTCCACGTTCTTTTAGAACGTCATTGATTGTTTTTATTCCGGCGGTTATTTCCGCAATATCCCGCTTGCTCTGTTGGTCTTCGCTCTCCTGCAATTCGGGAATATCCCACAGGTCAAAGACACCACGCTCTTTAATACCGAGCCTTATAAAAAATTGGGTTTCAAGTATTTGTTCAAATTGGCGTAAAATGGGAATGAGGGTATACTTCCAAAAAGCTGAATGTTGCTCCGCAGTGTCCTTGCCTGAAAGAGCCGTAGACTTATCGCTAATGTTGGCTACTCTTGGCGGTATGCCGTACTTTGCCAATATCGTGTATAAGTTCCAGCGTTTCAGTTCAAACAGTTTGATAACGTCAGGGCTGAAAGTAACAGGCTTGAATTCCGTTCCCTTGCCGAGTACCGCAATTTTACGCCCCGCCTTGACCGCTCCGTATTTACTCTCCCAACGCCGTTCCAGTTGGTCTGCTTCCTCCGGCCTCAAGGTCTGTTCAGTTTTCAGTATGCCCTGCGGTATGGCATTGTTTTTGAGAAGTTGAGAATTTGCTTTATTGGCGTAATAGTCCTGTTCCAGTTCAAGCGCAAGGGACAACAGCGGATTAACGCCACGGATAGGGTTGTAGGGGTTAAAATCCCGAAAGTGGATTATCTCATCAGAAAGTATGGGGATTAGTTCAGAACCGGAATGGTAGAACCAGCGGCGGGGGATATGCCGGAAACCAAAATCAGAAGCCCCGGCGTTTCCAACGCCTGACAATTCCCCTTCATGGCGCATTTTTCGGGGGTCAAGTATATATATTTCATTGGGCAAGCCGCCTGAATAATCGGAACCGAACCACCAGAAGGCTTCGCCTTCCAAGTGCCACCAAGCGGCGGTTTCTTTCCACAGGTCGTATCGGCTTAAAGCGGGATTAGGTTTTCTAAATAGGTCGTATATTTTACCATGCGTAACATCTTCTCCCTCATTTTTAATCGTAAAATCCGCCCGTGCGATATTGCGAATTAAAATGTTTACAGCAATATTTACCCAAGCGTTGAGGAAGTAAGAATTTACGTTTGGTTGGTCTATATATATATTACTAAAAATGTCATCATTTGTCAAGTGATTTACAGTATTATCATTACTCTTTTCAACTGACACATTTTTATTTGATTGTCGCTTTCGGTTATGCAATAGTCGCTGAAAGATACTCATGATAAAATTACTCCCTGCTGAACGTCAGAAAAAACCGCATAACGCAGAGCGTCAAGAAAATGGTCATTGACTTTAACAATCTGTCCCGCTTCGTCCCTGCAATAGTCCCATATTTCCGACAATACCCCGGTACACTTTTCGCACACAAAGAATTGTTTGCGTTCAATTTTGGCGTTTATAAAATCAATCCCGCTGTCAACACTGTTATTGGCTTTAGTCCCGCCAGTAATTTCTTGTATACGTTCCCCGCCAGCCGGATCGCAGTAAACCGGAAAAGTATCGCCTTCAAATAACCCTCTTGCCGCTAATTCCTCATTGAATGATTGGGTGGTCATGTTGAAAGCCCCATAATCGCCTATGACGTATATAACATCACCGAGCCAGCCGATTTTTACAAAAGTAATGTTGAGGCCGAAATCCTGCCCAGCCGCCAAGCGGTCAAATCGTTCAGGCAATTCGGAAGCCTTGACTATCATTGTTTCGTCAAAGCGGTCATAGATAACGCCCTCGGCCTTTACCCACAGACCATCACGGAAGCGAGCTTTTTGTTTTTCTGGAAGTACATCGAGAATGTCGGAAATATAATCTTCCGGCAAGTTTTCCCTGTTATCTTCCGGATTAAGGAGCATAGATTGATACAGTTCCGATTTTTCTAACGGTTCGCCAGTAAGAAATGTCCGCTTCAAAACAAAAATCTTGTATGCCCAATGTAAGGGGCTGCCCGGATTGCAGTCGTAATAAAACAGGTTCCGGCAGCCTTGAATTCTCATAGCCAATCGGGAATAAGCGGTAGTTACAGCGGCATAGGATAGCTGGCTAATCTCGTTAAAATAAATCGTGTTGTACTCATGGCCTAGTATCTTGTCCGCTTGCTCTCTATCACCCAAGCCGCCTATCCATATTTCCGAGCCGTTGAAAAGCGTTATCATACTTTCATGGGCAAGGTAGGTATAACCATTTTTCCCCACGGTATTATCGAGCCACGGCAACAAGGTTTCCCGCATAACCGATGAACGAGCGTCTTTAGCACGGTAACGGCAAATCAAATGCCGGCTTCCGGCAAAGCGCAACGCCCGATAAATAATCGCCATAACCAGCACAGTAGTTTTACCTGAACGAGAGCCGCCGAAAAGCAAAATGTGTTTAGCCCCGCTTTTCAGTAGGGACAGGGCTTTTCTTTGTATCGCCGTAGGCTTGAATAAAACCGTAGTAGCCATGTTCAAAGCCCNTGAAAGTCA